CCCCTACTCTCAACCCTAACCCGTCTATACATCGGCGACGGTATGTGGTTCGGCAGTCGCTACGTCGAGCGTGTGTCGGACAACCGCTATCTCGTCAATGGGGTGAGCGTCGGCGGGCGTAATACCTATCCTGAGACGGCGGTGTACTACGTGGCGCAGATGCTCGGTTACGACACCGAGCCGCCCTGCTCGAAGTGTGGCAAGAACCGGCGCATGGCGGGCAGTAGTCATTGTCAGACGTGCCGGAACACGATTGCCAATCGCTGTATGCGCAGAAGGAGAGGATTGCCCCTATGACCGCGCCATCGAACAAGCCTTGTTCATTCCCCGGCTGCACCGATCCGCGCCGTGTGACCCGTTCGGGCGCATCGGAGTACCCGTACTGTTACCGGCACAACGTCGCGTTCGAGCGGATGCGGCACATCAGCTTCCGCGAGGGATTGGGCACGTACAACCGCGCCCGCTTCGAGCGCGAGATCGCAGCGGGTACGTTGTCGGTTGATGAACTATGCAGCAAGACGTTCGGCAAACACGACGCGACGTATAAGCGTCAGAAACCCGTCGCGCTGAACCAGATCATGGAACGAGTGCGAGCGTTGCCGCCCGCGCCGGAGCGCACCGACCTGCTGAGCTACACCAGCTACGTGAAGCAAACGAATTGGGCAGATTACCGCTTCAAGTGTGCGTTCTGGCGCAAGCGGGTTGACGTGTGGCTGCTGCTGAATGGCGCGTACCGCCCGCCCCGCGAGATGGACGATTCGGCACGCGCACAGGCGACGGCGCGGCTGACGGTGTTGATGGGCGCGGAAGGGAGCGAGGCGGCGTGAGCAAGCAGAAACAACCAACACATATCCCTGCTCCACCTGAGCTACGGCAATTCATGGAATATTGCGAGATGAAATACGGCATTCCGTCCAGTCGACTGCTTGAGCTGCGCCGCAATGGCGACCCGGATGCAGCGCCTGACAATGGCGAGGTTCACTATTGGGAGTTCTGGCTGTGGCACATGGACGGTAAGAACATTCGCTTACCCATTCCGTTTGAGGGCGAAGCCGACGCCCGCGCCTATTGGATTGCAATGGGCGACATGGAGCGTCCGCGCGTCCGCTTCTTTTTCAAGTCTGATTACCTCATGGAACATCTGACTAAGACGCAAAAATACTCCAAGAAACGGGCGCGTGAACAGGTTGAGTTGCAGGAGGAAGAAGCGCGCTTGCACCGTCTCTATTGGGATGAGTATGGCACGCGGTTTAAACACTATCTCGTTCTTACAGGGAGGCACGACTTGTTGCGGCACACACATCAAGTTGTTGAGGATTTGTAAAATGTGGATTGATCGCGTAGGATCGCAGCAACAACCGCATATGCCCTACGGAATCAACGAAAAGCGCGTGTGCCACCACGCGCCGTCTCGTTCCGCTGGGCTGAGTGACGCATCGAGGGGATTAGCCATGCGCCAGTTCAGCACGCCTTCGATTCTCGCACAGACGCGAGAGTCTGTCAACTTATTGCCTACCCAGGCGAAAAGTAGTACAATTGTAGGTAATCGCATATACAAAACGACCCCGGTAGGCGCTGGTAACGCCATCCGAGGTCTGACGCTCACAGGAGGTGACCCAATGAGCGCTCACAGTAATTTACCCTATTATCCCACAACTGAACAGGACGACCCTCGCCCCGAATTCGACATCCCGATCGGGCAGATGGTCGTGCGCGTGGAGGATGCCGACAACATCAACGTCGTCTTCTCGCCGCCGATCTCGTGCGTCATGCGCGACCCCGACGGGCAGGATCGCCCTGTTCGTCTGACGGACTCGGATGACCTGATCGCCCGCGTGTTCGCCGGATGGATGATGGTGGGGGTGGCGTCGTGATGACCAAACATATCCCCTACTCCGAACACCCACCGGTTCCCTTTGAATGGGTAGATTCAGGTCAGCGCATCATCCTTGAAAATCGTGGATTTCCCATCGCCGATATTGTCTGGGATGCGGTTCATCCTTGCTGCCCCGAACACGGATTGATGGCGCAGGGCTTCGATTACTGGTACTGCGAGGCATGTGACGCGGCGCTCGTGCGCATGGGCTGGGGGGTGGCGTGATGAGCGACTACACTCCTCTACCCTTCGACCAGATGTTGCAAATGTACCGGCGCGCACTCTATCACCTGATGCTCATCGTGCGCCAGCGCCCTCACAACCTGGATGAGATCAACGACTGTGTGACCCTGCTCGACTTCATCGAACATCAGATGCGATCTGTTGCGGTGGATGAACCAACGGCGCGTGAATTGAAGATGGCTGAAGAACGGCGCTCACGGGCTATCCGCAGTCTGGTAGAACTATTTGCCCGGATGTACGCGCCATTGCCTGAAATTCCCGACATACCGCTTGAGGATATCGCCGCCACCCGCCAGCCGGACGCCAGCGAAGGGGGCGCGGAATGAGCGAGCTACGCTGCACCATCTGCAACACCCCATTAACAGGCGAACTGGACACCTACGGCGACGTGGGCGCAGAGTTGTGTATCGACTGCTGGTACGACCTACCAGAGCAGATAGAGCCGTCGTCGTGGTACGGCATGGCTCCCCATCATCACGACCTCGAACGCACCGGCTCGTACATCGGTAGCACGGTATTAGACCCGCTGCCAGAACCGGATGCGAATGGGGTGTACGCCGTCGGCAGTCTGTACTTTGTGCCGGACGCGGAAGTCGGCGGTGATCAAGGCATGTGGTACGTCGAGTATCCGGGAGATGCGCCATGACCGAGATTACCACACATGCGGAATCATTCAGGGCGCTGGCGCTCGGCGGTTACATCATCAATCAGCCGGGATACGGCGCTTACTACCTCATGTCACACACTAAGGAACTAAATCGCCTGAGCGACGTGGTATTCCTGCGACTGGTTCGGCGCGAAGAAATATCCCGCGACCCTGAAACGCCGGACATCTGGCGCATGACCGACCATTTCACCCGCGCCGGTACGATGCTCACGAGGGGTGTCCGATGACCACTCCAACCTATGCCTTTGGCTACTTCGGTGGGAAACTCTCTCATCTGCCTCGCCTGCTGCCCCTGCTCCCGAAATGCCACACCTACGTGGAGCCGTTCGGGGGCAGCGCGGCGGTGCTGCTGAACCGCGCACCGTCACCCGTAGAGGTTTACAACGACCTCGACAGCGGCGTGGTGACGTTCTTCCGCGTGCTACGTGAGCGCCCCGACGAGCTGGTGCGGGCGCTGGAACTCACCCCATACAGCCGAGCGGAGTTTGCGGAGGCGTGTCACGACGAAAGCGACGACAATCTTGAACGGGCGCGCCGGGTCTTTCTTCGGATCGCTCAGAGCCGCGCCAATAAACCACAGACAACCGGCGGACAATGGTCATATTCTGTCGGCAGATCCGCAGCGGGCGCATCGGACTGGAAATACTGCGTGCAGCACAACAAGCGCGGCATGGCGGGCGCGGTCAGCGCGTGGTTGACGAATGTTGCCGGGTTGCCTGAGGTAGTGGCGCGACTGCGCACGGTGCAGATTGAATGCCTCAATGCTCTCGACTGCATCCAACGCTATGACCATCCGGGGACACTGTTCTATTGCGACCCGCCCTACCTGCCCGACACACGCATGGACGGCGCGTGCTACGTTCACGAGATGACCGAGCCGGAACACGTCGCGCTTGCGACAGAGCTGCGCGGCTGTGCGGGCATGGTAGCCCTCAGCGGGTACGAAAGCCCGCTCTACGACCAGCTCTATGCGGGATGGTTCAAAACGACGTGGGGAGCGCGCCCGACCACCAACCATGACAGCGTGACAGGTGAGCGCACGGAGGTGCTGTGGACGAATTACGACCCCGCAGAAGCGACTGGGCAGCCTACATTGTTCGACTTTGCTCAGGAGGACGCGCCATGACCGACTACGGAGAACTCCCCCGCATATACGGACGCCTGACCGAGATGCTCGTCCGTGACTTGATGCGCCTCAAGGGGTTGACCCGCGAGCAAGCCGAGGCGCAAGCGCTCGATATGACGCTTAAGGGCGCGGGCGAACTCATCGTCGGCATGGATGTAATCGATGCCATGATTGCGCAGAAGCGCCAGAACGAAGGCGGCGCATGATGGACATTTCCGCTCGCCCGTGCTTGTACGAGGCACACATTTGTGCTACAATGGGGGGGCAATCGCATAAGCGAGAACGGCGCGAGTGTTGGAAGCACCCACGCCGCCTCTGTCCACAAGTCGAAAAGGACTCGACCGATGGCATATAGCAATATTACCTATTCTACCCCACAACTGAATAGCCCCGTGATCGGCGGTGTGGCATGACGAAGCCTACTCGCATTATCCGCGCGCCGCATGACAGCGATTGGGTTACGACCTCGCGGTTGACACCACAAGATGAATCGTTGACGTGGGAAGCCCGCGGCGTTCTCTGGTACCTGCTTTCAAAGCCGAGCAGTTGGGTTGTTCAGCCAAAAGACTTGCAGCAGAACTGCGGGCGCGACAAGGTATACACGATCCTCAACGAACTCGTCGAGAAGTGCTATATCCGGTATATCGAAGAACGCAAAGACGGACGTTTTCTCGGGATAACGTACATGGTTTATGAGCGACCGTATGCTGAAAAGCCGGATACGGAGATGCCGAGAAAGCGCCGTGTGACTACGCGCAAAAGGGATACACCACCATCGGAAAAGCCGGATACGGTGAAACCTGATACGGAAAAATCGGATACGGAAAACGCGGACATTAGAAATATAGAGACTCCAGAGGATGAGAGAGTCCTAGAAAGTGAAGAAAAAGAAAAGAACTCCACACCGCCGGATAAACCGGCAGTGAACAACCGCGAACCGAATCCCATGTACGATGCGGTGTTCGACATCTTCAAGTTGACGGCGGGCATGAACACCGACCTATGCAAGATGCTCGAAGGAAAAGCCACCAAGAAGGGATACATTGAGTACAACCTGTTAGAGCCGATAGACGCGGCGGGGCTTCGTGAGTGGGGGGACTGGTATCGGCGCACCGAACTCGGCGGTGACCCGAACCTGAGCATGGTCAAGAAGCGCGACAAGATTCAAAGCAGCATCGGCTACTGGCAAGCCAAGAAGAAAGAACGGGAAGCACGCCGCGCTGCTGCGCAAGCCGCCGCTGAAGCGAACGATGCGAACATGCAATCTGGTTCGTATAGTCCTTGTAGCGCTGAGCCGGACGGATCGAAACCGACGCCTGAAACCACCCCATTACCGGAAGATCGCAAGGCGGCAGCCGAAACGATTATCCGCAACACCGCGGCGAAGTGGGGGGTGAAACGTGCGCAATCTGCATGATCGCCCGACCAACATTGTCCAGATGCCCGCCGACTTCAACGCTATCCGGTCGGCGCTGACTAATGAGCAAGCCGAAGCCGCGGTACTTGGCGCGGTGCTGCGCGAACCGGAAACCTACGCCAGCGTGAGTGAGATTATCGAGGATGTCGAATTCTCACTGTTGTTCAATGGCTACGTGTGGAAAGCGTTTGAGCGCATCACCGAGCGCGGGGCGGACATCGATCTGCTGACCGTAGCGGACGAACTCGACGCCCAGAAACAGCTTGCGCCCGATGCGTTGGATCGGCTGAGCGATTACATGTCGAACGCGCCACGGGCGCACAGCGCCGAAGTCTACGCCGCCATCATCCACGACAACGCCATGCGTCTGCGCGTGTGCCAGGCTGCCGAGCGCATGAAACAGGTAGCGATGGACAAAAAGACCTATCGCCTGAGCGAGAGCATGGTCGACGAGTGCAACCGGCTTCTGTTTGAAGCGACCGACCAGAACGCCCGTGAAGCCGACACCCACATGCGCGACATCGTAGGCGAATACTACGAGACGGTTGAACAGGCGATGGTCACAGGTGAACGCCGCGGCATCCAGACCGGGCTGAGCAACCTCGACGACCTGCTGCGCGGCGCGGTGCCGGGCGAACTGACGGTCGTCGCCGGAGCCGAGGGTATGGGCAAGACGACCTTCATGATGTCAGTAGCGCGGAGTATGGCGCGCCGTGGCTACGGGCTGGCGATCTTCACTCTGGAAATGAGCCGCGAGGAAATCGCCCGCATCCTGATTGGAATGGAAAGCGGCATCGCCAAGCGTGCGCTGAAAGCGCTCGACCTGACTGACCGCCAGTGGCAGCAGTTCGTCGACGCCAGCGGGGTTGTCGGCAATTGGGATTTGCACGTAATCGACGAATTCCCCCAATTGACGCCCATTCAATTACGCCGACGGCTGCGCACGTTGATCGACGCCCAGAAGCAGCGGATTGACGCCGTGATAATCGACGGCTTGTGGCTGATGGAGCCGACCGACCGCGTGCCTGAGCGCCATACCGCCGTCGGCAACATCACCCGCGACCTGATTACCGTGGCGCGCGACTTCCACGTGCCGATCTACATCACCCACCAGTACAACGGCAAGGCGCACGAACGCAACGACAAGCGTCCCAAGATGCACGACCTCGCCGAAAGCGCCGGGGTGCGCCGAAACGCGCAGGTGATCCTCGGTATGTACCGCGACTCGTACTACGGCACAAACGAGGATGACGACGATGGTGTGACCGAACTCCACTGCATGAAAGACCGGAATGGTAGCGGGGCGCAAGGGCGGTTGATTAAGTTCTTCTTCGAGTACAGCAAGGGCTTGTTCCTGCCCGCCGCCGACATTGACCCAAATAGGCTGGGGTATGGCGATGACTGAGGATGAGATGTACGAAGAACTCGTGCTTGCCTTGTCTGTCGAGCAGCAGACGCTCACGCGCCTGATGACCGAAAACGCGCCCCACCCCATTGTCAAGCCGTGGAGCCTTTCACATGCGCTCAGTCGGAGCGTCAAGGCGCTGCGCAGCCTGAAAGCCGGAGCCATCACCATCCGCGAGGCGATGTTCGAATACTGCGAGATCGCCACGATATCACAGGGTGCCGACCTGACCCTATGGTATGAACGCCACAAGGCGCAGCGAGAGCAGGTACGCGCAACAATCAACGACCGGGTGCGCGACTGGTACGAGCGCGGATGGGTCACGCTCGATAATGGGGTGATCGAGATTCTACCAGCGGGCGCGAAAGATGTAGCGACCGACATGGAAATGAACGGGCTGGAGCTAAAACGATGACCGCAACGGTCACGTATCGCGCCAGTAGCCCCCGGCTGCCGCTGGGGAACCGCTGGCAGGGAGGATAAGGGAGAGATGAAACGCAAGGGAACACTTGATGTTGGTGGATACCTGAAGTGGTATCAGAAGTTTGTAGATGAACAAGGTGCTCCGCAGTACATCGGGAAGCCAGAGTACACGGTGAATCCCATTACCGTTAAGGCGATAGATTATGACCCCGACGAGGGGGATGAATATCTCCTTGAGACCGCCGATGGCAAGGTGAACGCTTATGTGCCATCTCGATTTGTCACACTGCGATGCCACATACCGGCGCGGAAGTCGCGGTAGCGAGGGGGATGGACAATGGACGAACACGGGCTTGTCCGAGCGATTCAGGATGGCGATATTGCCTATGACGCCGAACAGGATTGGTTCTTCAATGCCCTGTACAACTTTCTATTGGACGATGATGAGCAAGCATTGATGCGCCGCTGGCGGCGCGAGGGCAGGATTATCGTCGAGGGACGAGATGTGAGGATGGCATAATGGATGACGACCGGACACTTCAGGAGATGATCGCAGGCGAACTGGATGTGGTGCGCCGGTCATACGACGATGCGGTCACGGAAGGACGCGAGGCGAATCGGCACTACTGGGACGGGCAGAAAGACGCGCTTCAGTGGGTGCTTAAGCGAATCGCATGGATTGAGAAACGGGACAGGGTGCAGTCATGAACGAGACGACAACATTGGCGAAGGCGTTCGACCAGACTTCGGCGGCAATCAACCGCTTCGTCGAGGCTTACGACGAGTTTCAGAAACAGCGGGCAATCGACCGGAGTATAGGCGGGCTGCGCGTCGTAGCTGAGCGATGGCTCGACACGAACGTCAAACACCCTGAGGACAATGAGCGATGACCGAGACGAAGCGGGACAGCCTCAACGTCCGGCTGGCGAAGTGGGCGGACAAGGGCGCATGACTGTGCGCCCCTACTCTGCCGAAGGGGGACGCCAGCCCTCACGCATCATTTCCAATTCGCGCTGCACACGGATTAACTGGCGCTGGGTATCGTCGAGCGTGTCGCGCGCTTCTAGTTTCGCTATGAACGTAGCCCGTTCGATTTCGAGGCGCTTGACCTCTTGTTCCAGTTCGTGGATGGTATTCTGCAATACGACGATACGCGCTTCCAGCTTCGTGATCGCGGCGATCTGCTGGTTGCCCTGCTCCGTCGAAACCGCAAGCCGCGCAAGGGTTTCGACCTGGCTTGGCGTCTGTGGGGCTGGCTTGATGAGCATGGAGGTGTCGGGCAAATTCTTGTCGCGCCAGCCCGTGCGCAGGTTACTGGCAATCGTCTTCCACTTGACGTGCTGCCCCAGCATTCGGGCAATCGAATTAAACACGTACAAATCGTCGAGGGTGTATTCCGACTGCGTTTCGCCGTCCAAGCGCCGAGCCGATGGTGAAAAAAACTCGGCAACATCCTCATTCTTGACCCACTCACTGATGCGCTGGCGTGACCGCTTGAACAATCGGGCTACATCACTGACTCGGTATGTCGTTGGTTCGTCCATTCCCCGCCCCCGTTTGACAGTCGCTTACCATCACTTGTCTATATTACCGCAACTCGGTATAGTTGTGCCAGTGGTTGGCATAATGACATTGGCGTATAATGACGACTGTGCGCTTAGCGCCGTTGGCATTAACGCCACGAGGAAACGGGTATGCCCAAGCAACGCAAGCGGCGGATGGTCAAATTCTGGTTGGATGTTAGCACACCAGAAGGCGAATGGCTGTATCAAGTCGTCCAGGCACTTATCGAAGAACGTCAGCTTTCCTGGACGCTGCGCAAGGGCTTAGCGCTGATGGCGACGCTCAGGGCGGGGGAGTTAGACCAGCTTGACGAACTATTCCCATTCGTCCGCGAAGGCATGAAACAGAAGGCAAGCGACCAGATCGACCAACTCATTCACGAGGTTAAATTGCTTCAGTCAGGACAAAATTCTAATGCTAATTCAGGTAAAACGGATGTATAATAACGGCAGGCGCGGGTGTATCCAGCACCCACGCCCACCTCGCCAAGTCACAGCCGGAAAGGGGCTGATCGATGACTACAAACAATTCTAACACCTGCGTCCTAGACTACAACCATACATTCGACGGGAAGTTCGATTCACAGATTGGTGAATTTGCCAATCTGTTAGGTATAGCACGTACATTCGTCAATCCCTGGTTCATCTGGCGACTGGAACCAACTCCAACGATGATTATTGCCATGTCGTATGACGGCAACACGTCGAAGGAACAAGCCGAGCGCAACGGGAGAGTCTGACATGTCCGGCGACAACGAGCAGGGGAGGGGATGATGAAGCGCTTTAATCCTGACGACATATTCAACGCCATGCACGCGGCTGCCGTCGGTATGGTCTTCAGCGAATACGACTGGGCACCTGAACAGGATGCGTTACTTGGCGGCGTGCTGGATGCGCTGTGCAGCCCGATGGAATGGGACGACGTGCGCGCCGGTGGCTATGATCTGCGCAACGAAGAATACGAGATGGGACACCCTGACGAATTTGGAGCGCCGTTCTGATGACCCCGCGCCCCTCGACCGCCGCCCCGCTGCAACTCGCGCTCGCGCTCGACGTGGTGTGCGACGCGCCGACTGTCCGCGAGTGTGCCGACCTCATGCGCGAACTGCGCGAAATTGCGTTAGGGGACGTATGGCAGTCGGGGGAATACCGTGTCGAGCGTGATGACGTGACGGGTTGTGACACCGTGCGCTTCCTGCGCGGCTCTCACGTTCGCGGCGAGTGGGTGTGCGACACGACGAACCGGCTGGCAGCGGCGCTGAGGGCGATCCGTGACGAACTGGTCGGCACGGGCATCACGACGGGCTGGCTGCGCCGGGGGGGCGCTGTGTGAGGACGAAACGGACTGCTCCGAAACTTTGTGCGAAAATGCACCCGAAAACGTCGTGTATAATAAAGCGGACGATGGCGTGTTTCGGCAGGAGGCTTTGTTGGTCGCACAACGAGCAATTCGGGACAGTGACAGCGTATACCTGTTCGCGGAGAATATGGCATTGGATCACACATTGCCGCTGACTCTGGCGGATATTGCCCTGCGCAGGCACTCGACGGTGCAGGGATGCTATTCGGTTAATCGTGATCTGCTGCTGCGCAATGACGTACTTGACCCGCGCGGGGATCGCGTATACGCAATTGAAATGAAATACGGGCGTCCGGTTCCGATGAAACGCTGTATCTCCATTTTGCATCGGGGAAGGCGCGATATACCATCCACCGAATTTGAGGAAGGGAAACTTATCTGCCGGGCATGTCAGGGTATTATCGACCACCGGGCACGGGGGACGAGCGCCGCCGCCGAGACGCGAAAGAACGGGTGGAAGCGGATGCGTAACGGAAAATTAGGGCGGGGTGGTCAGTTTGTGATGGCTGCGTAATAAACGCCGTAATTGACAAGTGGGATAAAATTACACTAAGATAAGGAGTAAGTAGGCTTAGGTCATTTTAATGCGGGCAGGGGTAGACGGTCATGCGAACCGTCGAGCCGTTCGACTCGGCGCACCCGCTCATGCCGTAAGGTTTGCGGTGGGCTTGGTCGCTTAGACCGTTTACCTAGTCAGCCTAATACAATGGCGGGGCTGACAAAAAACCGCGTTACACCTGCTGTTGGCTGTTCGGGATATAGTGTGGACAAAGGGCTGATCCCCCGGCGGATGAAGCGTACTGTGCGTCGGCTCTAACGCGGCGCAATCGGCAGCGCGGCAGGAAGTATCAATTGGTTTACCGGGGCGCATTGCCCCAATGTAAAAAGTCCTGCGCAGGACGAAGCACCCCATTGTGGGTGCTTTTCAATTCGTGAACCCGCGCCGCTACCCGGATGGTAGATCACGGCGGGTGGGCAAAGGGGCGGTTCCCCGGTCGTATGTGCCGCTGGCGAGTATGCCGCCCCCTTTATGTTAGGAATGGGGTAGGCGGTGGCGCAAGCTGATCAGCCCAAACATAGCACAATTAACTGGCGGTCGCGGATTGTTCGCTATGACAAAATCCGCGCCTCCGAAATCACGCCACACCCGCAGAACCCGCGACGTCACCCGCAATTTCAGCGCGACGTTGTTGCCGCGTCGTTTGAGGAACTAGGGCAGATCGCACCCATTGTTATCAACGTCAACAATGGCTATCTGGTCGATGGCGAAGAACGGTCATGGCTGGCGCTCGACCAGGACGACGACGTAGAGCTTGACGTTATCTATGTCGACCTGACCGAAGAAGAACACCAGAAGGCGCTGCTGTATCTCGACCACAGCGCTTCGCTTGCCGAGATTGATGCGCAGCGCCTCGACGACCTGCTGCGCGACGTGAACAGCGACCAGCCCGCCATTCAGCAGATGCTGGCGGAATTAGCGGAGAATAACGGGCTGTACGGCGACGAGGGCAGCGGGGCAGACGACCCCGGCGCGCAGATCGACCGCGCTGCCGAATTGCAGGAGCAGTGGCAGGTCAAGCGCGGCGACTTGTGGATCATCCCGTCGAAGTCGGGCAAGGGCGAGCATCGGCTGCTGTGCGGCGACAGCACGGACGCCGATGACGTGACGCGGGTGATGGCGGGCGAAAAGTCTGGGCTTATGGTCACAGACCCGCCATACAACGTTGCGCAGGATACTGAACTCTATGCGCAAAATCGAAGCAAGGCCTTGAAAGAACTTGCTCAATCTGATTGGGATTACGGTTTTGATCCACTATTGTTTCTTGAGGCGACTAAAGACATCCTCGCGCCCGATTCATGGCAATATGTTTTTACTGCTCATCACATGTTTGGTGCGATCTTTGAATGGCTCAATACTCGACACGCAAAAGCTGGCTTTTGCGTGTGGTGTAAACCCAATCCGATGCCATCCTTGACTAAACGTACATGGACGTTTGCGGTCGAACTATGTCTCTTTGGGAAAAGCGGATCGCCAATATTCAACTTCCCCGACGATGGTCATTGCCTGAACTGGTGGGCAATAAATAAGCTATCTGATGGCAATCACCCCACACAGAAACCCGTCGAAGTCATCTCTCACATCATTGATCATTGCTCTGTACGTGCGGATATTGTCGTAGATTGTTTCTGTGGCTCCGGCACGACCATCGTCGCCTGCGAGCAACTCGGCAGGCAAGCCCGCACCATCGAAATTGAGCCGAAGTACGTCGCGGTGACTTTAGAGAGGCTTAAGCAGATGGGGTTAGAACCTCAATTGAGCGAAGTTCTACATGAAGTCTCTGGTGACAATCGGCGCAAAGCGTAACTCCGTTTGAGACTTCATACCGCAGTTCGTAATGATGTTCAAAGTCTTTAATGTGGTGGGCGTGTAGTCTGGTGGTTGCTCCACACTTCTGGCAGGTATTATTGTCTCGTTCCACGACCGCTCTGCGCCACTTCTTATACCGATAGCTTCGACGTTCGGGCGCGTTGTATCGACGCGATGCTTCGTAGCGACATTCCTTACTGCAATAATGCGTATCGTGCCCATTGCGGCGCTTGAACCCTGAACCGCACCACTCGCAATTTAGTGTTGGCGCATTGTTGAGAAGTGCAGAGCATTCCGGCGAACAGGTCAGTCGTTCTTTGCCGAACACAGTCTTAAATGGTTTACCGCAAACCGCGCATGAAAGCGTCCGGCATTCATCACAAAAATATTGGCGCGAATGAGTAATGCGGAACGATTTGCCGCAGCTCTGACAGATGCGTTCCAGTGTGTAATCGGATGCACTTGGAATCCTATTCACGGCAGACCAATCTACACAATCTCTACAGGTCGCATTATTTCCGCGAATGGGCTTTCCGCATTTTGGGCAAGGCTTTGTTTTATATGGCATCAGCACCTCGTTTCACTGTCTTATTATACCATGATAAGCGCCTCGCCGACATGGGGCTGACGCCGGAACTGCAAGGCGCAACTTAACGGATTAGAGAATTGTAGAACGCCGTGCCACAGTATACCAAGCAGCAGGTCATTCAAGCGCTGCAACAGTCGAAGGGTATGGTGTACGTCGCCGCCCGTCAGCTTGGATGCACCCCGCAGACGATTTACAACCACATGAAGCGGTCACCGGATGTCCAGTCTGCCATTGAGGATGCGCGCGGCGAGGCGGTCGACGTCGCCGAATTGAAGCTGATGCAAGCCATCAACAAGGGCGAGGCGTGGGCGATTGCCCTCATGCTCAAGACGCAGGGCAAGGATCGCGGCTATACCGAGCGCCTCGAACTCGAACACCAGTACGTTGTGATTGTCAAGCAGATACAGGAAGCGGCGCGTAATGCTGGTCTCGACCCCGCCGAAGCGCTCAACGATTACTATGCCGAACTCAGCGCAATCGGCAGCGCAGCGGGCAATCGCGCGGACACAAGCGAAAGCCCGTAGCGCCAGCGGCGGGGCGGGGGCGGTTGATTACGCTGCGTTTAAGGCGAAATACTGGCGCAACTATCAGGACGCGCCGCACCAGCAAGCCATCGAGCGCAAACTCAAACAGGTGGCGCGGTATCTGCTGACTGGCGGAGCCGAAGGCATCGGGCGACTGATGATCTTCATGCCGCCTAGACATGGCAAGACGCAGAACGTCAGCCGATTCTTTCCGGCATGGTTGCTAGGGCAGAACCCCGACCTACGATTAATCCTTGCGTCCTACGGCGCGACGCTGGCGCAGCGCAACAGTCGCTTCGTCCGCAACCTGATCGACAACCCCGAATATCAAGCCGACTTTCCTGGCGTCAAACTCGCCAGCGACAGCGCCGCAGCCGACATCTGGGACATCGCCGGGCGCGACGGCGGCACGATTGCGGTCGGCGTCGGCGGTGGTATCACAGGTCACGGCGGCAACCTGATTGTGATCGACGACCCGATCAAGAGCCGTGCTGAAGCCGAGAGCGAGACGTACCGCGAACGCACGTATGACTGGTACATCAACGACCTGCTGACCCGCCTCGAAGAACCGGGCGGCGCAATTATCCTGATGCTCACGCGCTGGCACACCGATGATCTTGCCGGGCGTTTACTGACTGACGAAGCCCATCTATGGGACATCCTCAACCTGCCCGCGCTGGCAGGAGTCGACGACCCGATTGGTAGAGCTGAGGGCGAGGCGCTTTGGGCGTCGCGCTATCCTGTTGATGTACTGCAAGCCCGGCGCGAACGCATGGGCGAATACGCCTTCGCCGCGCTCTACCAGCAGACCCCACTCCCTGCGGGCGGGCGACTATTCGACACTGAGAAGATTGAAGTGGTTGATTACACGCCGGAGTGCATCAAGACCATCCGCTTCTATGACCTCGCGGTGACGGAAAAGACCCGCGCCGACTACACGGTCGGATTGAAGCTCGGCATGACCTGCGATGAACGCCCGGTCATCCTCGACGTGTACCGGGCGCAGCGTGAACTACCCGATGTACATGAAGTGATTGTCCAGAACGCAAGCATAGACGGCGCAAGCACCCGCATCCGGCTCGAAGCCGAGAAAGCGGGCATTGTCCAGCTTCAATTCCTGCTGCGGGATAAGAGGATGCACCGCTACACCGTCGACGCCGTGCCGCCAGAAGGCGACAAGTATACCCGCGCCGCGCCCGTCGCCGCCCGTGTCAATGCCGGGCGCGTGATGATGGTCAAGGCGGGATGGAACCGGGCGCTGCTTGATGAACTATCGACATTCCCGCTCGGCACGAATGACGACCAGGTGGACGCGCTTAGCGGCGCGTATGCGTACTTTGCAGAGCCAGCGGTCACAATGGGGCGCGCAAGCGCCCAATGGGGATAGGCATGTCGTTATCGATTATCGAAACCGCGCTTCGTGCCAATGGTCGCAGTCAGAGCGTCAAGGCGTGGGTACAGCAGGAAGACAAGCGCGCCGAGAAGATCGCGCGTTTCCGCTGCTATGCCGACGGCGATCACGACAACCACCTGACGACCGAACAACGCCGGTTGCTCAACATCCGCAGCACGTCGAATGACGACAGCACCGACTTTAACGATAACATCTGCGGCATCATCCTCGACACGATGCTCGACCGCATTAACCTGCTCGGCGTCAAAGCCGACAATGAGACCGCGTCCGAGTGGATTCGTAAGCTGCTGGAACGCGAACGCATTGACGCGCTGCAAATCGAAGCTGCCGAAGCGACATTACGCGATGGTAACTCGTACCTGATGGTGCATCCCGACATCGAAACCGGCGTCGCCCATTTCAGCCATGAACCCGCCTATGATGGCTCGTTCGGCACGCTGGTCATGTACGAATCCACTGCCGCCCGCGAGCCGATGCTGGCGGTCAAGGTGTGGAAAGTTACATCTACCAACATCGCCGATACCACGCGGGTGAATGTCTATTATCCTGACCGCATCGAGCGCTTTGTCAGCCAGGAGACTATCGACGGCGCAAGTACGTCACTTGCGCAATATACTGGCGACGGACAGAGGGCAGTTATACCTTGGATGATGCGGGACGGGACGCCCATCGGCGTGCCGTTCGTGCATTTCAAGAATCGGGGCAGCGGCGCCGACAGCTACGGCTTGTCGGAACTTGAGAATGTCATGCCGTTGCAGAACGCCGAGAACGTGGTGCTGACCAGCATCGTATCGACCGCGCTACTGTCCGGGTTCCCGATCCGCGCCCTGATTGGCGCGAAAGCCCCCGCCGATGTTGTGCCGGGGCGGATTGAGTCATTCTTCCCGCAGAACGCCGACGGCAGCCCGGCAAGCACGGTTGACGAGGGCGTGCTCAAGTGGTTGCAGGCGATCCGGCTTGAACAGTTTGAGGTTTCCGACCTGTCCAAGTTACTCGAAGTCGCGGCGTGGCTCAAATCCGAGATGTACACCGTCACCAACACGCCGACCGACGACATCGCCGCCGACGCCAGCGGGGAAGCCCGCAAGCAGTCGGAAGTCAAGCTGATCGGTAAGGTCAAGCGCTTCTGCGTCAAGAATGGCAACGCATGGGAAGATGCCGTGCGACTGGCGGCGCGTGTCGAGACGGCATACGCGCAGGGCGGCACCGCCAAGCCGCCGACGTTCGAGACGGTGACGGCGCAGTGGGCGGATGCTGAGGTGCGCAACGACAGCCAGTTCGTCGACGATATGCTCAAGCAGTACCGCGAGGGCGTGATCGACCAGCGCACCTATCTCGACAGCGTGAAAGACATCTTCGGCTGGGACGCGGCGAAGATTGACGACATTATCGCGGAAACCGAGAAGGCGCGGAACCAACAGGCGCAGCAGGAAATCGACAGCGCCAACGCCATCACGACCGCCAAAGCGGAAGCGGCGGCGGCGCTGAACGGAGCCAGCGCCAATGGCGCTAACCAGGCAGCCTAGCCGCGAGGAACGCGAACGAGCGCTTAAAAAGGCGCAGGACGAATACCGTGAACGGATGCGCAAACTTGCCGTCGCGCTGGTGACAGGCTCAATCCTGTTGATGCGCTGGCGTGAGGAAATGCGCCGCGAGATTCGGGCGCTACATCTGCTCGTGGCGGTGCTTGCGGGCGGTGACATCGAACGCGATGCTGAACTCCGGCAGCGCGTATTATCAGAGGTCGACCGCCAGTTACGTTACCTTGAACGATGGGTGACGCAGCTTATCCCGCAGGAGATGACGCAGGAGCAGGTCGATAAAATTGCAACCCGCGCCGCAATGTACGGCACGGCGACCCGGCAGACGTTCTTTCTGAGCTACACCCGGTCGCTCGGCTTGCCGTTCATGCCGTTCTACCCGAAAGACCGGACGGTGTGCAAAGTCGGATGCAACTGCGGTTGGCGCATCGTCCAACTCAAGGGGCGTGGCAACTTCGATTGCTTCTGGCAGTTGGGGCTTGCTGAACACTGCCCGACCTGCCTCGCCCGCGAACGCGCGTGCAGCCCGTTGAAGGTGCGCGGCGGGGTTATAATTAATCCAGAGCGTTATCATGCGGTGGAATTGTATGCGTAGGAGTGAACATGCCTCGTAAATCCAGTCAACCAGCGGCGTCGCCAGTCGACGCCGAAGAAACCGAAGAAGTTGCAATCGACATCGCCGCCGACGTGGAAGCGGTCGAAGCCGAGCCGATGGAAGACGTGATCGTCGAGGTCGTGCCGGAGCCGGAACCTGTTGAAATCTCCGCCGACGAACAGGTGCGGCGCTTCTCGCTCGACGCGCCGCCCGCGCGAATTGCCCATCTCCCACGCCATTTGCAGAAGGGGATTATCCAGCGCGCGAACCTGTGGACTGCGCAGGGCATGGAGCCACACGAGGCGCTAACGAAAGCGCTGCAAGGCTAACCAATAGCTAACCCCACAGAGACCCGCTTTGGCGGGTTTTTGATTCTCGCATTCGCACTACCAGCCTAGAAAGGCACACGTAACCATGACCGAGCAGCAAACCCCGCCCGAAGGCGAGGGGCAGGGCAAGACGCCCGTGCAAGACCGTACCGACCTGAGCAAGCGCTCGATTAGCGAGTTCCCGACTGACATTCAAGACTACATCCGTCAGCTTCGCCGGGAAAACCGCAAAGCCCACGAAGACCGCAAGGCTGCCGATTTACAGCGCCAGCAACAGGAACAGGCGAAGTTGGCAGATGAGAAGCAATGGGAAGCGCTGGCTGGAAAGTACAAAACCCAAATTGACGAACTCGCCCCGCGCGCCGACCGGCTCGACGCAATGGAACAGTTCGTCCGCGATATGGCGCAGAAGCGCATCGATGCCCTGCCGACGCAGTGGCAGAACGCCGTGCCTGAGTTTAGCGACCCGCTCCAGACGCTCGACTGGCTCGAAAAGAGCGCGCCGCTGATGGCACAAACCCCGCCGCCGAACCTGAACCCCGGCGCACAAGGGGATAGCAGCAAGCCGTCTACGTCGAGCCTCACGCCGCAGGATTTGGCGCTGGCAAAAGCAGCAGGCATGACGCCGGAACAGTTTGCCCAATACAAAGCACGCAAGAAGCCCGAAGGGGCAATGTAGCCCAAAGGATGAATGAACATGGCTGATACGAGCCTGGGATTTCGGTTCCGCTACCGCCTGAGCGGTGCGCCTCCGACAATCCTGAATCTGTACTGCAAGGACACCGAGACGCTGAGCAAGGGCGACCTGCTCAATCTCGAAAGCGGCGAGCTAGACCTTGGCGCAACCAATGATACCACGTTCATTGGTGGATGCCTCGAAACCAAAGCCGGAACCGACAGCACCACGCTGTTCAAGGTTATTGCCGACCCGGACGCCGTCTACGGCGTATACGATCCCAATGCACGGCTGGCAGGCGCGACGCTGGACATTTCCGGCACGACCGGTGCGATGACGGTTGCGTCATCCAGCAACGTCGACCTGATCGTTGTCGCTCCTTCGTCCGCTTCTGAAGAAACGCTGGTCATGATCGCTCATGGCGAGCATTACCTTCAGCCCTAACGCTTAAAGGAGCGTAGATCATGCCTATTGTTTCAGCAGTTGGTGGTCTGTGGGCGGACGCCCTTGACCCGATTGTTCGGTTCCGCGTGGATCAGGCGTTCATGCGCCGTCCGTCGCTCATTGACCGCATGTTCAATGTTCAGGGGTCGACCCGCGCCGACGAAGCCATCAGTGGCGTCGGCGCAATCGGAATTTCGGCGTGGGATAACTACGAAAATGCCCGCGCCATCCCTGAAGTGAGTTTTGACCAGGGCTACAAGCAGACGTATACCCATCTGGAAAAGGTCGTCGACTTTGCCATCGAACGCAAGACCAATGATGACGGTGACATCTCGACCGTGTTCCGCACTTCTGAGCGTATTGGTGACAGCGCCGCCGTCTACCGTGAAACGAAAGCGGCGAGCGTATTCAACGATGCGTTCACGGTCGCCAATGGGTCGGATGGCGTAGCGCTGTGTTCGGACAGCCACCCGCTCAGCCCGCAGAAGACCGGCGTCACGCAGGACAACAACTTCGCGCTGGCGCTCAACAAGACCAATGTGCGCACGGTGCGCGAGGCGATGATGGCATTCACCGACGACAACGGCAACAAGCAAGCCGTGACGCCGCGCATGCTGCTTGTCCCGCCCGCACTGGAGGACGACGCGATTGAGATCGTCAACTCGGTGCTTAACCCCGATAACGCCAACAATACGGTCAACCCGCAGTTCGGGCGCTTCGAGGTTGTGACGTGGCACTATCTCACCGACTCGAACGCCTGGTTTATGATTGACCCCGACCTGATGCGGATGTCGCTGGACTGGTTTAACCGTGTGCCGTTCAGCGTGTACCTGCGCGACGGCGACGACCGCTCGGTCATGGCGTACTGGCGCGCGTATATGCGCTTCTCGTATGGCTTCAGCGATTGGAAGTGGATCGCCGGCAGCAATCCGTCGTAAGGGGGAGTCAATATGGGTAAATCAACCAATTTTGCGGGCGGTCTCGCTGTCAATGGGATGGACATCCTGCCTTACGGTATCCCGCCGGGCGGTAATGTCTACTACCTCGATCCGACCAACGGCAACGACGGCTATGACGGGCGCTCAGTCGGTTCAGCGTTCAAGACGCTAGCGGTGGCTTATGCGGCGCTGACGGCGAACCAAAACGACGTGTTGTTCTACATCGGCGGTTCGTCGAGCATTACGCTGTCGGCGGCGCTCACGTGGTCGAAGTCCTATACGCATTTCATCGGCTTGTGCGCGCCCGTCCATGTGGCGCAGCGTGCGCGCATCTTCCAGTTATCCACGCTCACAGGGGCGTCGCCTCTGCTGACCATTTCGGCGTCGGGCTGTATCTTCGCCAATTTTTACATCTTCCAAGGTGTTGACGATGCCACCAGCCTGATCAATGTGCGCGTCAGCGGCGAGCGCAACTACTTCGAGAACGTCCATTTCGCCGGGGGCGGACATGCAACTCAGGCGATCAATGGCGGCGCATCGCTGTCGCTGACCGGAAGCGAGAACCTATTCTCCAAATGCACGTTCGGCGTTGACACGATTGATGCGGCGACAGGCATGATGGTTGTCATCTTCGACGGTTCGGAAGCCTCGCGGAATCACTTCGAGGACTGTGTGTTCCGGATGCGCGCTGGAGATACGGCGGCGGGCTTCGTCGAACTAATGACGACGGCGGCGGCAATCGACCGCGACACCTTATTCACCAACTGCGCGTTCATCAACAACGCGACGGCGAAGGATTTGGCATCGGCTTTTGTCATTCCGGCGACGGCGGCGGGTGAGCCGCATTTGATCCTGCTGAAAGACTGCATCTTCCACAACGTGACGAAGGTGGATGCCAACGACCGGGGCATGGTGTTCGGCAATATGAACGCCTACACCGCTGCCGATCTGGGCGGTGTGGCTGTCCTGCTCAACGTCTAAAGGGGTAGCACATGGCAAGTCCATTGAAAGACTTCACCGCTACCATCGTCACCAACACGTCTCAGTACGCCGCCGGGGATTTCATCGGGTCGGCAATCCTGACGCTGGCAAACGTGCCGACGGTCAATGGGGGGGCTGTCCTGCACAGCCTCTCCATCACCGACCTGACCAAACAGAACGCGGTGATCGACTTCCTGTTCTTCACGTCGGCGTGCAGCAATACTACGTTCACCAATAACGGGGCGCTCGACGTCGACGACACCGACCTGCTCACGTTTCGTGGGCACGTAAACATCGCTGCGGCGAACTACGTGAGCCTGGCGGATAACAGTGTTGGCACGGTCGGTAATATCGGCTTGACGATACTGTGCAATTCTGCGTCCACTTCGCTGTATGTCGTGCCGGTTCTGACCAGTGGGACACCGACGTGGGATGCCAGCGCGTTGCAGGTGACGTTCAACTTCATTCGGAGCTAGGACATGGCGCTATCCGATACCTCCGCCGACCTCGCCTACGTGCGTGACAACATTGGCGACACCGAAAGCAGCGCTTACAAGTTGTCGAATGCGACGCTAGATGCGATTTACGCCAGCTCAACGCAGGGCAATTCCGACTTGGATCGGACGATCTACTTTGCCCTGCGTCGGCTGGTCGGCATCTATTCGCGCGAACTGGACAGCCTCACATCGCCGCAGACCGGCATGAGCTTCGCAGCGTCGCAGCGCTTTGCCAACGCCCGCAAGCTGCTCGAATTGTGGGGGGACATCACGGGTATCGGCGGGAGTGGCGTCACGATGGGACACAGTTCTACCAACACCTATCGCACCGACAGTCTGCAAACCGAAGAACCGACCTACCTGCGCTCGGATGGGGATAGCAGCCTTGTATAGCCGCCCCGAAATCACCACCACCAGCAAATCGCTGTTCGAGCAGAACCAGCGGATAGCGGCATCTCCCGCCTTGCTCAACACAGCTTATGAACGGTCGGTGCGCGGATTGCGCCGGGACTTCGTAAAAGAAATGTCGACCCGTACCGCTCCCCACAAGCGTCCGACCGAGTGGCAAACGCCGAAGCAGCGGCGGTGGTGGTGGGCGGTCGGCGTGCATCTGCTGAACCGGCTCCATCCGTCGAAAGGCTGGCGTACCGACATCCAGACCACCACTCTCGGCGGCGTATTCCGTTACTGGAATGTCGTGCCGACCTGGATTTTCGTTCAGGGGGAACGGATGCAGCGGATGCACCGCTATTCGTGGCGCAACATCCAGACCGTCGCGCCCAAGTATGCATCACTGGCATCGGTGCGGCTTGCCAAAATCTGGCACACCATCACCGATCCACGCGCGGGGGTGCGCTAATGGCAGGCGCGACACGGGCACAAGTCCGGCAGCGGATGCGCGACATCATCGCCGCCTGCACGACGCTGACGATGGGCACCGACATCACCGCCGCCGCCGATCTGTCGGCATTCCCTGCGTATGAGGTCATTATCTCCGGTGCGGCACGGTCTTTTGGTAATCAGACTAAGCTCAATGGCTTGGTTTATTCCGGGCGCGTGTTGGTCTACTGCGCAGTCAGTTCCAGCCCTGACATTGAGAAGGTGATCTTTCCCCAGATTGCCAGCGCCGAAGCCCAACTCGATACACTCGGCGACTGGATTGCCGAACACAATACGCTCAACCTCTCCACCAAGACGCCGTATGCGCTCGGTGAACTTGTAACGCTTGAAGATAACAACGTCGGTGTTCTGGATTACCGCAAAACACAGTACGTAGGCTTCATCCTCGATTTTTCTGTATTTGTGCGCCACTAGGCGCGGAGGAATAGCACATGACCTCATGGCTACGCGCCGGGATTTATTCGGCGCAGATTGCAATCCTTGACAGCAACGGCTACCCGATGGGCACGTTGGTCACGCCCAACGCGCCGGTCGCCAATACCGTCTACAGCCCGTACACCATCCCGGCGCTGATCGAATACGCCCCGGCACAGGCGACCTATGAAAGCGCCTACAGCTATGCGGGCATGAAGCTGCGCGGACGGCGGGCGCTCGGCGCGACCGATTACGGCATTGGTACGCTGACGCTGGCGGAATACGACGACACCTTCGACGCGCTGGTGATGGGCTGGACGAACGACACCACCACCGCCACGTCGACCCGCATTAACGCCAAAAACAGCGGGCGCGTCCAGCAGCGCAACTTCATGCTGGCGCTCACGACCGGCGCGACGCCCTCCAACAGCGCGGTCAACTATGAGACGCGCGTGCTGCTCAACTGCTACTTCACCCCCGCCGCCGCGCCGATCAACCAGTCGGGCGGGCAGAACCCCACCAACCTGACCTACAACATCTATGTCAACGTGGGCTTGCGCGCTCCCTGGGGGCAACTGCTCAGCGCCGCGACGGTCGCGCCCGACGGTGACAGCGATACCGAGATGGGGTTTTACTATAGCGCGCCTTACTTGTTCTGCACGTATGTCGATAACGGCTCAACCGGATCGTTTAGCCTGCCGTACACGCCCAGCAGCACCGAACACGCCGGGGCGATCAACATCTTCTATAAGAACGGCACCGAAGACAAGAGCGCCATCACGGGCATCTCTGGCACGACTGTCACGCGCACGGCTTCGTCATCTGGTGATATTGTGGTGGTATGGTTCCCGTCGACCGGGACACTGTAGGGGGTAAGACATGGCTGAAGCCAACAAGTTCGGCAAGTACGCGAAGGGCGGCGGGATCGAGTCGCTCCCCGATGTCAGCATTTCCGGCAACCCGAATTACGAGCGCCCGCCGACGCAGGTCTGCGGGATCGACGCCCAGCGCTTTGTCGTGCTGGACATCTTCCCGCCGAAGGGTTTCGACACGGCTGCCGAAGTCGAAAAACTGCGCCATCC